ATTTCACCATCAAAACTTAGAAGTCTCGTTTACGACCACCCCAAAACCAGCAGTGGCGGTTTAGATGTTCATGAAGATGTAGTGGATAATCACGACTACTTAATTACTGTAGACGTTGCTAGGGGTGTGGGAAATGATTATTCTGCTTTTACTGTGGTTGACATTACTACCTTTCCACATCAAGTAGTAGCAAAATATAGAAACAATGAAATCAAACCAATGCTCTTCCCAAGTATTATTGTAGACGTAGCAAAAAACTATAATAATGCATATATTTTGTGTGAAGTAAATGATGTTGGGGATCAAGTTGCATCAATCATTCATTATGATTTGGAATATAACAATCTTCTTATGTGCTCAATGAGAGGTAGAGCAGGTCAAATTGTTGGTCAGGGATTTTCTGGAAAGAAAACCCAACTTGGCGTTAAGATGTCGAAAACTGTAAAAAAAGTTGGATGCCTTAATCTAAAGACCATGATTGAAGAGAATAAACTTCTCACGAAAGATTATGATATTATGAGTGAGTTGACAACTTTTATTCAAAAACACAATTCTTTTGAAGCAGAAGAAGGATGTAATGATGACTTAGCAATGTGCCTTGTAATATATGCATGGTTGGTTGCTCAGGATTACTTTAAAGAGCTCACAGACCAAGATGTAAGAAAAAGGTTATATGAGGAGCAAAAAAATCAAATCGAACAAGATATGGCTCCATTTGGATTTATTTCAGATGGATTAGATGATACTAGTTTTGTAGACCAAGAAGGTAATAGATGGTACACTGATGAGTATGGAGATAGTGCTTATATGTGGGAATATTTGTCATAATGGATATCGATAAGCAAATAAAACTAGGTCATTTATTGTTGACAGATAGGCAATGCAGAACCTGTGGGGAACTTAAAAATTTGGTTGGAGAATTTTACAGAACAAGAAAAGATAGAGGCCCTGTTGCATCTTCATATTCTTACGAATGTAAAGAATGCACGATAAAAAGAGTCGTTAATTCTAGAAATATTACTCCACAGTTTTCTGAGTCCGAATATCCAGATTGGTAGTTATTCACGTCATGTTTCCTTCCACGTAAAGTAACTTTTTAATAAATAATTTTTAGTTAACTGAGATTTACGGAGAAAAACATGGCGACTCCTCAATTATCTCCAGGCGTACTCGTCAGGGAGGTTGATTTAACTGTAGGAAGAGCTGATAATGTATTAGATAACATTGGAGCAATTGCGGGTCCCTTTGCACTTGGTCCAGTTGAAGAAGCGATTGATATCACCACAGAAAACGAACTTATTAAAGTTTTCGGAAAACCAATTTCCACCGATGCACAGTATGAGTATTGGATGAGTGCATCCTCATACCTATCATATGGTGGTGTTCTTAAAGTTGCTAGAGTTGATGGAAATAACTTAGTCAATGCTAACGCAATTCGCAATGCTTCTGGTATTTCCACTGCTGGCGAGCCTGCACTTAAGATTAAAAACTTTGATGACTACGAAGCAAATTATGCAGATGACATTGCAAACTATATCTTCACTGCAAAGAATCCAGGTTCTTGGGCAAACAACCTTAAGGTATGTGTAATTGATGATAAAGCAGACCAGATTCTTACCGTAGGTTCTGGATTTACTTCAGTAGCATCTGTTGGTATGGGTGTTACAACTACTCTTACCAACGTTCCTTCTGCTGGAATAGGAACAACTTCTCTGTTTAGTGGATATTTAAAGGGAATCATTACTGGTATTGGTGCCAGTACTGTTGATGTTAAAGTTACCTCCGTTGTTTCTACCGCAGGGGTTGAGACTCCCGTAACTTACGCTCCAAAATCGCAATTACAATCATTTAAAGCAGCAACTGGAGGCGGAAATCTGGTTGTTAATCTAATTAATAGTGCAGGTGTTGCGATAACTGCAGGAGTTTCAACTATTAATACTGGTACTAATCCAATTCGCGATTGGTATGACCAACAAGTGTTACAATTAAGCAACACTGCAATTTATTGGAATTCGATTGCACCAAAACCAGGTACATCACAATATGCAGTAAATAGAAACGGAAAGAGTGATGAAATTCACGTAGTAATTGTAGATGATCTTGGAACAGTTTCTGGAATTCAAGGCAATCTCTTAGAAAAGCATGTTGGTCTTTCAAAAGCAAGTGATGCGGTTTCTGCAGTCAATTCCCCACAAAAAATCTGGTGGAAAAATTATCTTGCAGTTTATTCAGACTATGTTTATGTTGGAGACAATCCTTCAGACGAGTTAAATGTCAATGAGCCTGTGGTTGCAACAGGATTCTCAACAGCATTTGCAGAACTTACTAACTCTGAGGGCCTCTGGAATAAAGATGCTCAAGACAGAACTTACAGTGCTCTTGGAAATGTAACTTACACTCTAAGTGGAGGTAAGGATTATACTGATAACGGCGGAATGACCGCAACCCTTGGCGATCTATTCACTGCATACAATCTCTTCTCAAATAAAGATGAGATTGAAGTTGATTACTTAATTATGGGTCCTGGTCTGGGCAACAAGTTCGAGTCTCAGGCGAAAGCAAATCATCTGATTTCTATTGCAAATTCTAGAAAGGATTGTGTAGCAGTAATTTCTCCACATCGTACTGATGTTGTTGATATTACAAACTCCGATACTCAAACTGATAACGTTCTTGAGTTCTTCTCCCCTCTTTCGTCATCATCTTATGCAATCTTTGATTCTGGATATAAGTATACCTACGACAGATTCAACAATAAGTTCCGCTATATTCCTTGCAATCCAGACGTTGCAGGCTTGATGGTCAGAACTTCTATTGTTGCTTATCCTTGGTTCTCTCCAGCAGGTCAGCAAAGAGGCATTATAAACAATGCCATCAAACTTGCTTATAACCCAAATAAAGCACAAAGAGATCAACTTTATCCACAAAGAATTAACGCAATCGTTAATCAACCTGGAATTGGTATTCTTCTCTTTGGTGATAAAACTGCTCTTGGATATGCTTCCGCATTCGATAGAATCAACGTTCGTCGTCTGTTCCTAACGGTTGAGCAAGCACTTCAAAGATCTGCTCAGGCACAACTCTTTGAACTCAACGATGAGATTACAAGAGCAAACTTTAGAAACATTGTTGAACCATACCTCCGCGATGTTCAGGCAAAGCGTGGTCTTTATGGATTCTTGGTAGTTTGTGATGCATCAAATAACACTCCTGATGTTATTGATAACAATGAATTTAGAGCAGACATCTACCTGAAGCCTGCCAAGTCTATTAACTATGTAACTCTTACTTTTGTTGCTACCAGAACTGGAGTAAGTTTTGAAGAAGTTGCTGGTACTGTTTGATTTTAAATAAACACCATCAAAGGAGGAACTAAAAAATGGCACACTCTATTCAGGATTTTAAATCAGCACTCATCGGGGGCGGTGCCCGCCCCAATCTATTTGAAGTTAGCATTCCAACTCCACCAGCTGGAGTAGCGATTAATACACCAGAGTTCAGAGTACTATGTAAAGCAGCAGCATTACCTGCATCAAACATTGCTTCAATTGATGTTCCTTTTAGGGGAAGAATTTTCAAAGTTGCTGGAGACAGAACTTTTGATACCTGGACAATCACCGTTATTAATGACCAAGATTTCCTCATCAGAGATGCTATGGAAGCTTGGATGCAATCGATTGGCCAGTATGGTGATGCAAGTGGTTTTACAAATCCAAGTGATTATATGTGCAATGCTTTTGTTAAGCAATTTAAGAGAGGAAAGGCAAATGTAGGAAAGGATACTCCATTCCTATCTGGACTTGAAGTTGCAGCAACTTATAAGTTCTATGATATTTTCCCAACAAATATTTCTGCGATTGATCTTTCTTATGATACTACTGACACAATCGAAGAATTTACTGTAGAATTCCAAGTTCAGTACTGGACACCTTCGAATGAAGAAGCGTGATAAATAGTCTAAATGTTTAGGCACAAAAAATAAATTATGGCGAAACTTTTTGGTTTTTCGATTGAAGATAACGAATCATTATCACCTAATACTCTTTCACCCGTTCCTCCTAATAAGGAGGACGGGTCTGATTATTATTTAAGTAGTGGATTTTTTGGTTCTTATGTAGACATTGAAGGGGTATATAGAACAGAATTTGATTTAATCAAAAGATATCGCGAAATGGCACTTCACCCAGAGTGTGATAGTGCTATTGAAGATATTGTAAATGAAGCGATTGTCAGTGATACCAATGACAGTCCTGTACAAATAGATCTTGACAATTTAAATGCTAGTGATGGAATTAAGAAGAAGATAAGACAAGAATTTAAGTATATTTTAGAACTTTTAGATTTTGACAAAAAATCACACGAAATTTATAGGAATTGGTATGTTGACGGAAGGCTTTATTATCACAAAGTAATTGACCTCAAAAATCCCGAAGCTGGTATTCAGGAGTTGAGATACATTGACGCAATGAAAATGCGTTATGTTCGGCAGCAAAAGAAGAAAGAAAATGATAGAAAAATGTATAGATTGGCGGGTGTCAATGTAGACGACCCGATGGATTATGAATTCCCTGAAATTGAGGAGTATTTTGTATATAATCCAAAAATGACTTACCCAACAACAAATCCATCATCTTTAGGTGGAACTGGTGGCATCAAGTTTACTAAGGACTCCATTACATATTGCACTTCAGGCCTTGTTGATAGAAATAAGGGATCAACTCTTTCATACCTTCACAAAGCAATTAAGTCACTCAACCAGTTAAGAATGATTGAGGACTCACTGGTTATCTATCGTTTGTCACGAGCACCAGAAAGAAGAATCTTCTACATTGATGTAGGAAATCTTCCTAAGGTCAAAGCGGAACAATATCTTCGCGATGTTATGATGCGTTATCGCAACAAACTTGTATATGATGCAAATACTGGCGAAGTTCGTGATGATAAGAAATTCATGAGTATGCTTGAAGATTTTTGGCTCCCTCGTCGTGAAGGTGGTAGAGGAACTGAAATTTCTACACTTCCCGGAGGACAAAATCTTGGGGAAATTACAGATATTGAATACTTCAAAAAGAAACTCTATCGCTCACTAAACGTTCCACCATCGAGAATGGACGGAGAAGGTGGATTTAATCTTGGTCGTTCATCGGAAATTTTGAGAGATGAAGTTAAATTCAGCAAATTTGTTTCTCGTCTAAGAAAGAGATTCTCATATATGTTTAGCGATATGCTGAAAACTCAACTTATTCTTAAAAATATTATCACTCCAGAAGACTGGAATAAGATGGATGAACATATTCAGTATGATTTCTTATATGACAATCACTTCGCAGAACTTAAGGATGCTGAGTTACTCAACGAAAGGTTGAATATGGTTCAAATTGCAGAACCATATGTTGGAAAATATTTCTCGCAAGATTATATAAGAAGAAAAGTTCTTCGTCAAACTGATGTTGAAATTTTAGAACAAGATGCTCTTATTAAAAAAGAAATTAAAGAAGGAATAATTCCAGACCCAAATCAACCAGTTGATCCGCAAACAGGACTTCCACTTGACCAAACTGCACAAATGGATCTTGGCCAACCAGTAATGGAACCAACCTTAGATGTGCAAGGAAAGGCAACAGAGGCTGATGGCAAAGCAGTAGAAATGCCCAAGGGTGGTGAGATATAAATAAAAACGATTACTAATTGGAATTTTAACAATGGATGATTTACTGGATATGATTGCTACTGACGAATCACCTTCGCAGATTAGTGATAAAATTAAAGACCTTTTATTTGTTAAGGCAGCTGAAAAAATTGATGGTTTTCGTCCTGCCGTGGCAAACTCAATGTTTGGAATCGAAACCGCAGAAGAAGAATGAAATCCTATAAGCAGTTCATCTCAGAATCTGTAAATATTTCTGGAGATTTTAACGGAAATCTTTACATCAATTCTTCTCAAACAGAACCACAATCGGTTGGTGAAGGATATGTTGCAGATGTACTGTGGAACGGAAGTCTTTATCGAATGGAATTAACCAGCAAAACTGGTATTCCATCAAAACAATCTTTAGGTGAAGAATTGCAAACAGAATATCCAGGCGCAATTGTTCACCAAATTTATCCAGTGATGGAAAAAAATATTAATATCAAAAATACACAGAGATACCACCCATCAAAATTAGAATGGATTGATTGATAAATGGCTCAGTGGAATAAATCTACACAAGATTATTTAAATCAAGAACGAACACTTCATGAAGTTTATCTTCGTGCTGATGAGTATGGAAATATCCTAAATGAAGGAGCTTGCTCCAAATCCGCATTTGGAGAAAATCTTGCTATTCCATTAACACCAAAAGTTCAGGGTGATGCGGTTTATGGATTAAATCCAAGAGAATTTGAATCATATACATTTAGTGCAACAGGAATTGCCACGCATAGTAGTTCAAGATTTGTTGTAGGTGCTGGTTCAAGTGCAAATTCTTATGGAGTTATTAGAAGCACAAACTTTCTCAGATATCGTCCAGGACAAGGTGCAGTTGCTAGATTTACTGCATCATTCTCTAATAATCCTGTAGGATTTACTCAAAGAGCAGGATTGTTCAATCAAGAGAATGCAATTCAAATTGGATATGCACATACGAATGGGAATTTTGGTGTTCTTCGTGCTAACGGAGGAAAAGCACATATTCATGGATTTGACTTTACTACCTTAGCAGATGGATCTGTAACTGTTACTTTAAACAGTATAACATTCACTGCAGTAACTTTAAATTCAGGAACACTTGCCGGTAATTTATCTCAACTGGTGCAAGGATTAAGAGCACAGGCACTTTTTGAGTCTTTGTATCTTGTAGAGTATGATCAGAGTAGGTTAAGATTTTTATCAACATCTCTCGGAAATCAAAGCGGGACATTCAATATTACAAGCACCAATACTATTACATTTACAAATTCTCATCTTCAGCAGGGAGCAGCACAAACAGAAAAATGGACATTTCAGGAAGATTTCAATCTAGACAAACTTGATGGAACTGGTACATCCGGAGTTACCATAGACCCATCAAAGTTAAATGTATATCAAATCAACTTCCGTTGGTTGGGTGTTGGTGAAATTAGATATGCTATGGAGAACCCTCGTAATGGAGATATGTTCTTTTTCCACCACGAACATTACTCAAATAGAAATGAAACTCCACACTTAGATAATCCTTCAATGAAGATTGGATATGTGGCGGCAAATTTGAATAATGCTGTTGGAGTTGTTACTTGTAGAGGTGCATCTTTCCTGGGCGCAATTGAAGGAATAGTAGAAAGAATTCGTCTTCCATTTTCAGTGACGGCAACTAGGACAGATGCTATGAATTCTCCGGGTTCTTTATATCATTTAGTGTCACTTAAAAATAAACTGATTTATCAAAATAAAATTAATACAAGAGATCTTATTATCTCAAGACTTACTGGATCAGTGAATACTACAGGTAACCCTGCAGTTGTTAGTTTATATTACAATCCGACACTTACTAATTATTTGAGATGGACAACACAAACAGACTTTAATGCATCCCTATATGCGACACAAGATACAACTGGATTATTTACATTAGCAGTACAATCAGTACCTGCCATTGCCGCTTTCCATGTATCAAATGGAGACACGATTGATGTTAATTTAATTGATATGGGAATTCATATTCCACCGAACGGTTTTATAACTGCAGTA